CTTCTTTTGTATAATAAATAGGATTAGTAAGATATCCTTTTAACCAACCTGACTTCTTTATTGCAAACTCTACGTCTATTTTAATACATCTTCGCATTATCGCATCTTCTTGATCTAAAGTTAAAGTATCTAACCAAGCTTCAAAGTCAGTTACGTTAGCAGTTAAATAACATTTTTATCACCTACATCATAAGACCTTAAAATATATTTTCTAATATTCTCACTGGAGTTTTGGATAGTAAATTCATCGTACTTAAAATCTCCGTCTTCGCGTATTGGATTAAACTTACGAGCTAGTGTAGTCTTACCAGTGCCTGGGGCTCCTATTAATAAAATGACTTTCTTTGACTCTGCTTCGTTCTGTGATATTGCCGGGAAAAGTGTCTGCTCTTCCATCAATTGTCGTTCTTTTTCTGCGTCAAAAATTCTCTTACATTTTGCTAAATAGGCAGTATTATTTGCAACCTCATGTTCATACAATCTATCGATTATTACATGAAACCGTTGTGTTGGTACTTCTACTCCGTTATTTCCTATTCTAATTGATCTACCATCTATAGTAAAATATTCAGTATTAAATTGAGGAGCACCATCATTCTGTTTTACTCTAGGTCTACTAACTAAATATAAATTATTAATTGCTTCTTCTGCACTTCCGGGTGTTGGCTTGTCAGGTGTTGATCTAAATTCTGTAAAAGCTTCAAAAAGGAAATCTCTTCTTCTATCTAATTTACTCGCGTCATCAATCATTGCTGATCGACGGATATATAACGTATTTGAATCTATAAACATAAAACGTGATTTAAACTGACGGCCTTTTTGATCGTTATCTGACATATTTAATTGAGTAGGACTAGGATCATAAATATTAATTAATTCAATATGTTCTTCATTTGTTTTCTTTTGATTAAAATCTCTCCAATGCAAAATATCTTGATACACATAATTTGACCAATAATCTTCTGTTCCTTTTACATATTTAGTTAATGCTCTACCGTATTTTAATGACAAAGGCTCTACACACCATTCCATAAAAGTTGTTTTTCCTATTCCTGATAATTCACTTCCTATATATATAGTTGTGGGTTGTTGTTTACCACATTTAGAGTTAAATAGACTAGTGTAATCATTTCTAATCGTCATCATTCTCTCCTTCAATTTATCTAAAACTAATCTAAAGGATGCAAGATTTTGATCTGACTTAATCATATCAAAAAGTAATTTTTCCAAATCCTTAAAACGTTTTTGAAAATTATCAAAATAAAATGGATCATTAATAATGCTAAAATTTAATTCTTTTTGTTCATCTAATTCATCTATATCTTTTTTAAGTTTTTCTAAACGTGCGACTAATTCTGTTCTTAAACTTGTTTTCTCATCTAAATATGTAAAACCTAAAAATTTTCCTAATGAGGATGCAATAAAAGCCCACGTGTCCTTAAGGGATGATAATAAAATTTTCCAATCTCTACATTCCATGGCCATTGTGTGAACCATTGCTGACATTCCTGATGTTAAATTCATACTATTAATTTTAGATCCACATCCTATTAAAGCTATTGATGCTACTGTTGATACAAGCAATGCTACTACTGGGCCACCTGCTTTAATTACGTCTTCCTTAATTCCGAATTGACGTGCAAACTCTAATGCTTTAGCTAAAAATCCTTCTTCATCAATTTTAAAAGTCTCTTCTTGCATTTCAGGAAATTGATCTACATTTTGATTATCTGTACCGGGCAAATTTGAGATTCGGTCCATGCCTGGGATTTGTGATATTAATTCTGGTACATCGCGTATACTCTTAAGTAAAGAGCATATGCAATCAATACAGGTAATCAATTTGTTTGTATCAAGATTCCAATATAAATTATGTGTTTCTAATAATCTTAAAACTTCTGCTAAAGCATCATAAACTGTATCTGATGTATAAATCTTATATAAACTAGTTATAGTATTTATTGGTTTTAATTTTTCCATTACTTCCTGATATGAAAATATGTTTGGGATTGATGTTACAAAATTTTTTGCATCTTCTATTTTAGTTTGTTCTACCATATTCTTAAATTTAAAGTTATTTGTTTCAATATATTGGTTATAAGTCTCTAAAGTAACTCTGGCTCCATCTTGTTCTCGCATATAATTATAGTACTTAATACGGTATTCATTATATTCGTCCTTAGTTGCTAATCTATTTTTGGGTAATCTTGGTATAGGCTTAATTTCTTCAGGTTTTCCGTCTTTTCTAAATAAACATTCTGTCTTTTTAAATTCTTCTTCATCTTCTGAATCAGATACTTCTTGTCGTCTCCGTCTATTTTGC